TAAGTCATAACAATTATCAGATTTAAAAGACTTGCCATTAATAATTTGATCAGATTCATATTTACGTTCAGGGAACTTTTTCATCATGGTACGAAAGACTTCTCTTTTAACGAGCATCATCCCTGTCGCTGCTTCCTGTACCCTACAAAAACCATTTTCCATTTTAACATTCATGGGATCATCAAAATTAAGATTATATCCTAGAGATTTAACTTCTAATTCTTCAGGAGTCGCATTAGGATTATCTTTTAATATTTTAGGTATTTTTTCAAAATGAACATGTTTTCTTGGGTAAATACCACAAACCACATCTTTATCAAAACAAAGCATGCGTTGTATATTTTCAGCTTGAAAGCCAATATCGGAATCAATAAACAACAAGTGCGTGGCTACATAATCGGTGGCATCCATCATCATAGAAACAACGGTGTTACGAGCACGAGTAATTAAACTTTCATTACCCATGGATTGCATACGCATTCCTACCTCTTTGGCCATGGACCATTGTTGTAATTGTAATAATCCGTGCATGGTATTCTCGGTGAGCATTCCTCCATACATAGGCATTCCTAAAAATATTTTAAAATTTTTATCTTTTAGTTCTTCTGGTTTGATCATTTATATCTCCTTCTCAAAGAAACTTATAATTTCTTGGGGTATTTTATTACTAATATATTGTATTTGTTTAGGGGTCAATTTGGTTGTTTTATTTTCAAGATATTTCTTTTTTCTTTCATCAAAATCTTTATCTGTTAAACCAACACGATAATCGACTGCATTGTTAAATAATGTCCATTGAGGGGACTTTTTTTGTAACTGAAGTTTTGATTCAATGTTTGATAAAACTTCAATAGCTCCGGGTTGAGCACACATCTTTCTTTGATTCATGATAATATAATTTGATCGATGAATAAATTTCATCCACTCTCTGTGAAATTCAATCCATTTTTCAATAGCCATTGGAATACTAAATTTATATAAAGCATTTTCCCACAAAAGTTCTTCATCATGATAATCAGGATATTTAGCTAAACCCCAACGATTGATAAAATCTACATCATTCCTAATAATGCTTTCCACCCACATTAAAGGTGTTTTATAGCAAAATACTAAAGGAGTGCTGTGACTTAAATTTGCAGTAGCTTGTTCTGCATCTGGAGAATGTTTCCAAGACCAATGACCAAAGTCATTAATATTTCCCCATTTACTATGAAAGTTTTTTAGAATTAATTCTTTTGCAAAGTTAGTGCAGGTTCTTTGAATACCAAATGTGTAAAATATCATTAAAGTTTCAAGCCTATTGTCTCTCTTTGATCAAATTTAAATTCTTTGTAAGGTCCTTCTTGATCTACATAATGTAAAAAAACAGTGATGAAATGGTCGTGAGTACACATTTCCCTCCAATGAATTTTATCCATTCCTTTAAATATTACAGCATTATTAGGAATCATGGGAAATTTATAGTCTATTCTATATCTTTTGTATTCACCCTCCTTGTTATAATATTTATAATCTGATTTTTCATCTTCTTCTCCAACAAATATTTCATAAGGTTTATCTACGGGATCTGCACCTAGACATAAGGCCACCGTGTATTCACACGACTGCCTATCTGTGTGTATTTTTAAATCCGAACCTTTATCATAAATTCTAAAAAAAGAATAGGTAGGCCACAATTTTTTACCAACATTTTGCTCAACTACAGGAGTGCTCATATCCATCAAAGTTTCCATTAAATAATCGCTATGCTCAAATACTAAAGAACTTGTTTGAGAATCAATTTTAAATTTATTTTGATTTATAGATTTAAAAATTGAGTAAGAATAACTTAGATTAAGAATATCTTTTGGTAAAAATTCTTTTATAAAAATTGGTTTCATTATATTACCCATCCTATTAAAGCGTATCGTGTGCCTTTAGTTACTTTATTTACTTGATGAGGAAACATAAAATTAGAAGGAAAAATAACTGCATCTCCTACATTTTGTGGTACGTTATAGTGTCCTGACGGAAGGTCAAAAACAAACTCTCCTCCTTCATACTCATTATTTAAACAAATAGAAATAGATAAATGTCTTTCTGAACATTTGTAACCAAAGTCTTTATGAAAATTATAACCTGCTTTATGTTCATTAGCATCATATCTAAGAATGTCTAATTGAGATATTTTATCAATATGTATGTTGTGTTTATTTTTGTAGTGATCTACACAATGAAATATTTTTTCTTTCACTGCGTTTAAACAAATTTTTTGCCCGAAAGATTTAGTGTCAAACAAAGATCGAGTTAAACAATTTCTAATATTTTTATTTACACTATTTCCAACAGTTGCAGCATCATCATAGTTATTATCAAAATATAAAATAATTTTTTTACAGAGTTCTTGAGGAATTATTTTTTTTATCTCTAAAATATATTCTTTCATTTAATTATACACAGAAAACTTAGTAAGTAATACTGTGTGCAGTCAGATAATTTGCTCTGGCTGTGTCAGCTACACTTGTAGCTTGTGTGTTGTTAGCAACAAAAATATCAACATCAGGATCTGGATTAGGATTAGAGGCAGACCAAGTCGCTTGTTGTTCTGCAACATTTGCATCGTAGCTAGTTTTCCAAACATCTTGAGCTTCACATCTAATAACTACATTAGTTGCCCACTGAGGAAGAGAGGATAAAGATTCATTTTCTCTATTATCTGTGTATTCTAACTCACCTGTATTTGTAGTAGCGTTCCACTGTAATGCATGAACATTAGCATCAATTTCAGTATGGGAGCGAATGTTAAAGTAAGACTTATTATCAATCATGACATCTGATTCTGTATTGCCTGTGCCAAATCTTGGACCATCATTTTGATTGTTTGGATTTAAATCAGCATCAAAAATTATGGTTATTCTTTGATTTGCAGTTGTATTATTTACTGTCGTTGCCATCTTTTTTTCCTTTCTTAACTTTTATCTTATTGTTACTCAATTGTCTAATAGTTTTATTTTCAAGTTTTTCATCTTTAGTTTCTATAGCTTTTTGATGATTGCCTATCATTTCAAATATAGTAGCCGCATTCATTGCTAAATTTTTAGCTGAATCGTTCTCTTGCAACAACTTATTCATAGCATTTTGTGACTTTACCATTTCATTTCTAAAAGATTCTGTGGCTGCTTGTACCCCTACTGTTTGTCTTCCATTTTCCACTAAAAGTAAAGGAATCCAAGCAATAGAACATCCCCATTCTTGGACATTAGCTCCCGATTGTGGGTGAGTTCCTTGAAGCATATTATACCAAATACATTGATGTTTTATACACTTCTTATTAAGTAAAGGACATTTACCATCTGGGTCAAATATTGGCATTAATAATAACTCCCATTTTTTTTGTTAATTACTTCAAAGTTTCCTGACAAAGAGATTCTTTCAACATTACTTTTATACGGATAAACAGAATGTCTTAGACTAGATGAAAAAACTAACATCATATTTTCTTCTGGAAAAACTGATTTATTACTAACTGCCCATGTTAAATTTTCACCAAATTGTAGCAAAATATTACCTGGCCCTTCAGATCGACCAACATATCTTTCATTTTCTTCTTTTAATTCTTTAGGCACTTTTAAGTATAAGACGAAAGATAAATCTCCGGAGTGAATGTGTGGGGGATTAAAATCACCAGGACCCATTATATTAATCCACAGCGAATTTAATTTATATTGAGGTATATCTTGAATATTATCTTCTTGTTCAAATATTAAATTTTGAGAAAACCTATAATCACTTAAAATTTCTGTCATGTTTCTTGAAAAATAATTAATATCCTCCTCTGTATATCTATATTGACCAAATTGATCTTTCTGTTCAATAATTCCTGCTAATTCTTCTTGATGTGAAATTTTTGTGCTTAAACCTCTATTTAACATTTCTTTGCAAAATTCATTATTTAATTTATATCGTTTTACCATTGGTCCAAAATGATAAATTTTAATATTACTTTTATCTAGTACACTCATTTAATCAAAGACTCCTACCGAAACAACAATTCTTGGTTCTAAAGGAATGGCTGCATGAACAACACTTTTTGGTACCAATAAAAAATCACCAGGATTTAACAAAAAAGAAGTGTGTGATCTTTCCTCATAAATATTATATATAACGGAACCAAACACATTAAATAAAAACACTGATTCTTTATCAGCGTGATTAATTGATATACCCGACTTAGTCAAAGATGAAAATATGCAAGCATCAATAGTTTGAAATCCTTTATTTTCTAATAATGAAGAAACTAAGTTACAAAATTCTTTTCCTTCACTAAAGGTATTAAACTTTTCAAGTTTAACTTTACCATGATCTAAACATAACATGTGGTGCTCTAGTCTATCGAGGAAAAAAACTAATTTATTAAAATTTAATTCTTCAGATAATTTAAAAAAACTTTTTATATGTGTTACTTTAGTTTTGTCTAAAGTAATATTTTCATATTCTTTTTGAAGAGATAAAAACACCTAGTCTTTATTAGCAACAATAACATTTGCATACTGAACATCAGCAGCTGGAATAGTTACATCAGTTGATGCACTTCCTAACGAACCAGAAAATGGGTGTGCGTGTGAACCACCACCCCCTGTGTTTGTTGCGTTCATTACAGGTGGAACTGGGCCTGGATCACTATTAGCACGATAATGAATAAAATTAGGACCTGTTGAGCCACCACCGACCCAGGGTCTTATATCGTGAGTATGAGAAGATATTTCTGGTGTGGATAAAGTATGTCCTCCCACTGTACCAGTTACAGAACCTGTAGTAGGTTGTGCGGGTGCTGATTTATCAGTTGTTGCTAGAAATGATGAAAAGTAAGATGTTGAACCGCCTGTGCCTCCACCTGTTCCTGTTACGATTGACATCGCTGTATTTGCTAAAGCTGCACCTGTTTGTTTTGTCCAACCTGTTGGAGCAGATGCTTGATTAAAAATCATTGATGTATTAGCTTCAAAGGGATCAACATTATCTAAACCAGAGCCATCTCCAACATAGGATGTTGCATTAACTGTTCCTACAACATTTAC